TTTGACCTACAGCAGACTTAGGAACAAACTCTTCAGAGTTGAAGTTCAATATAGGCCCAGAGTAATTAACAGTAGTAGATCCTCCTGTTCCTCCACCTGCATAAGACGAACCAGTACCAGGAATAACAGCCTCACCTCTAGCACCTGCTGAGTAGCGTTGCATACTTGAAGCCATCTTTGATGCAGGAATTATGTATTCGTCTTCTCCTGCCTCTCCTATCAGTCCTACAGTTGGTCTTGTGACCATTCCACCAGTAGAGAATGATCCTGCTGGGAAAGTATTTCCATATTTCAAATTATCTGCGGCAACCATCGCACCAGTTCCACCTTTAGCAACACCTCCAGAGCCAAAAGTAAACGCTTTATCTACAGCAGATAAAATTGCTTTTTGAAGAATTAAATTTGCTATTTGTTTAGCAATACCAGCTAATGATTCACCTAAAGTTTTAGTTCCTTCAATTAATCCTGTGATTGCATTTGTCATACCGTCAGCTATAACATTCTTTATTTGTTTTGTTAATTCAAGCTGCGTCTTGTATGAATCTATTAATTTATCTTGATCACTTAAGCCCTTTAATGCTGTATCTATACTCTCTTTATCTAAATCATTAATATCTATACTAAAAGCTTTTAGTTTATTTTTTAAATCAACTCTTAGCTTTTCTATACGACCAAGCTCTTTACCTCCTTCTAGTGTCTCTTTTAATATATTTAATTCATCCATACGTTTTTCTTTTTCATTTCCAAGAAACATATCTGCCCTACTACCAACAGTAGTAATCCCTATAGTTGGATCTTTATCTACATTTGAATTATTTTTTGATGTCATATTCTTTATTCCACTGGCTAATTGAGCAAAATTAGCTTTTCCCGACATAGCTAACATTATTTGTGTAAAGCCCTTCAATTTTTGAACGTCTATACCATTAATAAACTTAAGTACTCCCTGAAGTAAATCTAGTATTCCCGTTTCTGTGATTAGATCAGCAAATACAGCCCCTAGTCGGGTCATTAACTGTGCAAATTCATTTGATACACCCTGCATTTTTTCACCAAATATTTTCAATGTTTGTGTTGCCGCAGCACCTAACTGCTGATTCATCAATCTTGTAGCTTCCGTTAATGCAGCTTGCTTACCAGATAAAGCCTCTATAGCTCGTAGTCTTGCTCCCTCTGCTGTTCCAGCAATACCTAAAGCTTGTGAAAGTTTTCCTATATCAGCAGTAAATGGGTTTAATGCCTGTCCAAGTTTTGTTATTGCAGAGACAGCATTTTGTATGGATTGCAGAGCAGCAGTGGCGACAAGACCTCCTGCAAATCCCCCCATTTGACCACCCATCTTAGTGCCCAAATAACCACCAGCAAAACCAGCAGCACCGCCCAACGGTCCTTGCCCAAATAACAAGGGAAAAGCACCACTAATTAATGCACTCTGTAGAGCACCCCCTCCCCTTCCTCTTGTTGAAGCTCTTCTAGTTCCTCTAAAACCAGGAGCATTTTGATACGCACCAGGTAGACCTGCTCTCATCTCTGCACTAGGCAGAGCAAGCATCTTTCCTCCTGGTCCCCTTGTCTTTAACTCTGGAGGGGCAAGCACATCTCCTAACTTTCTTCCTACACGACCAGCTTGAGCAGCAAGTGTTCTTAGGTTTATTATTTGCTGCAATCTTCTTATCTCTGCTCTATCTGCTGCTGCCTTAGACCTAGCTACAGCATTATTTTCCAGTTTTATTCGCTTTTCCCCTTCAATTCTTCTATCTTGTGCTCTTTTAGCTGCTGAGGCAGCCTTATCCTGAAAAGTAACTAGCTGCTGAATACCTCTTTTAGAAGCATTTAAAGCTTTAGAATCTGGTAAAAGAAAAGAAGGCATAGCACCTCCTTTACGTTTACCTGTAACTCGATAGAACTTTTCTACTAAAGTATTTTGACTCTTAGCTAAAGCTCTTAAACGTAGACCTTGGGTCATTAACGCTTTATTGCCGTTTTTAACTGCCTCTGTTGTATCTTTTGCTCCCTTTGTTATTCCACTAACCGCATTATCAATTTTACTTAGATCTTTTAATCCTCTTACCCTTAAATTTATTAGAGCATCATACGAAGCCACTGTTATTCCACCTAATGATGCCTTAGTTTAATCCTAAACGCCTCGTTTAGCTTTTTTAAGCTCTCTTTCTTGGTCTTCGTTCAATATTTGAAAATATGCACTCCATCCAAGTATTTCTTCTAGCGTCATTTGTCTGACTTCTGCAAGAGACTTCCCTAACTCTTTAGCGATGCCAAATTGAAGCATCAACAAGTTATCTTTACGAAGCTCTGCACTTAGGATTTTGGGTCAATATCCTCTTCTTCATCCTCACTAATAACAGCAAGCATTAGTTTCTGTAAATCTGCATCCCTGACTTCATTCTTTAGTACATCTATTTCACCTAAAGCGAATAAACGCTGCCCATTTTCATCTTGAGCTTTTGTCATTAATAGACGTAGTGCAAACTCGTTAGCATCATCTCCTCTTGCTCCTTTTTGTGCTCTTTCTCTTTCTGCCATTGTCAGGGGAGTTACCCACATTTCAAATAACGTTCCATCAGATAGTTCTACCTCTTTTCTTGTAGCCTCTAAGTTTGCTGCCTTTTTTAAACGATCTATTGCTCTCATAAATGTCTTTTGTGATTTAGAACTAGATGCCATAACGGTATTTTATGTGCCACTACTATAGCTCAATAGTCAATAAAAAACCCTGCAAGGAGCAGGGTTAGTGGAACATTCCAATTCCGTTACTATTATGAACGGCTAAAGTCGAATGTTGGAACGCCAGCAGGACGGAAGTTAACTGTTACTGCTTGTGCATCATCAGGAGTAACACCTAAAGAAGCAGAAGTTAATGTTGCATCAAAGCTAATAAAACGACTAAGAGTGTCACTTACAGTTCCACCGCTAAATACACGGTCTGTATAAAGCTTAAATGCTGCACCGACTTGTTGACGCTGAAGAACATCTTCAATCATGCGGTTAGAAAGAGAAGCATCTTCGTTTGTCATGTAAGCAGTTGCACTACCTGAACCATCACCAAATCCAGCAATATACTTTCTAAATGGAACGTACTGACCAGGATCACCGCCAATTGTAGTCACATCAATTTCAGCTCTTTCAATTTCAAAAGACCACTCACTAACTTGACTAACATTTTCAAAAGCAGCATAAGCAACTTGAAACTCATTAGGAGCTGCGGCTGTTCCAACGTCAGTTAGGTTTACAGCAGAACCACCAGCAGATGCAGATACAATCAATGCTCCTGTTGCTGCTGTATAAGTAATAACGTAATAAGTTGTTCCAGCACTTAATCCAGCAGGTAAAGTTCCTGTTCCTGAACCTCCTGTAGAAGAATCAATCACACTAAACTTAACTGGATCTCCAACCTTAAGATTGAGATAAGTTTCAACAACCATTGTCTCAGTACCAATGGTTACATCACCAGTACCAAAAGTTCCTGTTGTCCCTGCTGGTTTGTAATAGAGAGCACCTGATGTGCCAGATAAACATGTAACGGCCATGAGGCTGCTTGTAGAAATTTACCTATAGATTAGCTCAAAACTGTTGAAATAAAAGAAGTATCTATTTCACCCATGAAAAGAGGATTGCCTTCTGTTGCAGAAAAAGTTGGCCCATCTATTGTTCCAATCTTTGTAAACACACCTGTAGTCCCTTTTGTTGAGTTATTTAATGTTTCTAGAACACCTACAGCAGTTGTAATTAATGTTTGATTTCTTGCTGGCCCTCTTCCTTTTTCAGTAAAAACACTAATAACAATTAAACCTCTAGCAGTATCAACACTAGACGTAAGAGTTGGTTCATTTGTCGTTCCAAACCCAATATCTACAACAACATATTCAGTTTCACTTCCTAATGGAGCTGCTGTAATGTTATTAAAAAATACTGGGACAGCAGGACTTAACGCTCCAAAAGCAGTCAATAATGGATTTTCAATAGTAGCTCGAATTGATTGATAGTTCATTTAACGATTTCTCATTATGTGATAACCAGTAAACTTATCCATTTCTATTTTAATTGTGCGATCCATTGTTCCTCCTCTAATATAATGCTTAAACCAATGTAATTTTGCTGTTCTAGAAGCATTTGAACCTTTACCAGTATGAATACTTCCTCTTAGCGTTGGGTTGGCTCTACCTCCTCTACCTATTTCCCATTTACTTAGACCTAAAGGAGTTTCAGGCTTTGGTGTTGGTCTTCTAAACTTATCTCTTTTTAAATCCATTGCTTGAAGCTTAACAGGAGAAATATTTTCTATATGAAATACAACGCTATCTTTTAAAAACGCACTTTTCAATACTTCTCTACCAGTTACGCTAGGCAAATTTATTTTTGTAGGATTACCTTCTCCTTCAGGACTTTGACATTTAAATACTTTGCTTGAAGGTGTTGTTATTTGCCATGAATTAGAAAATTTACCTGTCCAACTTGGCCCTGCCTGTTGCAATTCATTTACTATTTTACCTGCTGTAAAAATAGGGCCATGATAAAGAGTACTTGCGGCTACTCTATCTATTTCTTTTAATAGTTTATTGAAATCGTTTCTAGCAGGAGCCATTACTGTGGCCTCACTATCAATGTATGAAATATAGGCTTATCTCCTCTCGCTGTTTGAATATTGATAATCTTTCCTTCTTTGGTAGCACCTGCTTGTGCATATTGAACACGATCTGCTTCTGTCGGGTAATAATCTCCTAATTCACTCGCTCCAATAACAATCTTTAAGTCGGTTGTTTGATATAAGCCTTCGTCTTCACTTGAATTAATGTCTAAAATTACTCCTTTAACGCTTACATTTGTATCCGACCCAGTAACAGCTCCTGTTGTTGGGTTATATGTTCTTGGAGTTGTAGTTTTAACAAAAGTTAATGTTTGACCCCATGTATTAAGGACACTTGCTGGTACGTTTCCAAATACATCATCAATTTTTGCCATAATTAACCTCTTACCACTCGTACTTGATAGCCGCCAGCTCCACCAAGACAATAAGCACCAAGATAGGACTGCAACCAAGGATAAACGTCAAAAACATTGTTCACATTGCCAGTAGCAAGACTAGCTTCGTTGTATTTAACCTTTAGTTCACCAAGTTCTACTTCTTTTGCAACGCCTTCTGTGCCACTATTTCCTGTCATTGCATCTGTGTCATTAGCTAACGCTCTTGCTAATTCATATTGTGCATACTTAATTTTGTTTGGAATTGAACTGCAATCAAGCTCAACATCATCAACTTGAAAATTATTTCTAGGCCATTTCAATGCTTGTGATTCATCACATCTATCACCGTAAAAATTCAAGCTGTCGATCCAACGAGTAGCAGAAATTAATGCACGATTTTTTTGATCGTCTG